GTTTTCGGCTGCCTGTCNCNNNATGNGAACACAATTACAGATTGGTAAACAGGTCATGATGGCGTTGCTTGAATTACATAGTGACAGCAAGAAAGGTGGGATAATTCTACCCATAAAACTAAATGACATAGATTTTAATGTCAAGATTGAAAGGGACTAAAAATGGCAATTTTTGAATTTATTTTATTAGCAGGTTGGACTTTCCTATGGCTATGCCTAGGGTTCCTACTGGGTGAGCGCAATGCAGGAAAGGACAAGTCAGATGATTAACAATGTTGTACTGGTTGGAAGAATGACCAAGGACGCTGAACTTAGATACACGCCATCTAATGTAGCGGTAGCAACGTTCACTCTTGCTGTCAATCGCAACCGTAAAAATGAAAATGGTGAGCGTGAGGCTGATTTTATTAACTGTGTCATTTGGAGACAGGCAGCCGAAAACTTAGCAAACTGGGCTAAGAAAGGTGCTCTGATCGGGATTGTAGGTAGTATCCAAACTAGGAACTACGAAAACCAACAGGGTCAGCGTGTCTATGTGACTGAGGTTATTGCTAATCAGTTTCACATGCTAGAAAGCCGTGGACAACAGAGCCAGGGCAACTCTTTCCAAAATGGAAACAACTCAAACAGTGGTAATTTCCAAAACGGAAACAACCAAGGTTATCAGTCTCCATTTGGTAACTCAAACCCTATGGACATCTCTGATGATGACCTGCCTTTCTAAACGATAATTTATAAAGGAGACAGACAAATGGCAACATCACAAACTTATTTTTATGTTTTTAGTCAAAATAATTCTGGTGGGTACTTTGTAACGGACGAAAATGTAGCGTCTGAAATCATCATTGAGGCTACAGAGGAAGTACTGGCTATGGCACGATTGGATGAAATCCTAAGCCAAAAACCAGAATATACAAACTTTTGCCCTTGTTGTGGCATGCGTTGGTATCCAGAATATAGTGACGTGTATCTCCGTTATTGGGTGAGTGATGAACAGTATGAAAAGTTTGAAGCAGAAAGAGACGGACATGAGGCTATGTTCTATCCTTTAGAGGGAGAGCATAGACCTATACCGTGGTTGAGGTATGGTATGTATAACTATCTGCCTAGTCCAAACTTTGAATGAGTATGAGGGTAATATGGAGTGGGTAGACTGGGTAATGTATCAGCCTCAAACTAAAATCGATATTATCACCAAGATTGAAAATGACGGATACACCTACCCTCGTTATGATAAGTCAAAAAATGGTGTGAAATTTGTAATGTGCCTGGAGTCAATCAAAAATGACTGTCAGGCAGTAGGGATCAGACTAAGCGAGGTTTATCCTCTACAAACAAAACTATTTTAACAGGAGAACAAGATGAAACTTTTAGCTAAAATCATTTTCAACTTTCTACGGACAGTAGACCTGATTAACCAAAAAGGAGGATTTTACTAATGCAAAATAAAATTGATATACCTGGTACATCAATCACGCTTGAAATAGCAGGTAAAGAAATCAAAGTCAAGAATAAGATTGAGTATGATATTGAGATGGCTTTCAAAAATCAGGACGCAGAGCCATCTTTGGATGAGAATGGTGATGTTTTCGAACCCCTATTCTGGCTCAGTATCGTTGCTAAGCCTCAGAAACCTATTGAGTTTCATTCTAGTTTAGGTGTGAAATCAGAAAAACGTAAAGCTACTGAGCTACAAAAATTCTTTGAGTTCATTGAGAACAACAAACAGAATTTGTTTGATTTGTGTGGTTTCAGAGGAGAGTTGGAATGAGTAGCTTGACATTGTCACTGGATGTCTCTACTACTGGAACAGGTTGGGCTGTTTTTGATGGCTCAACCTTAATACAGAGTGGAGTGAGCAAACCAAAACAGAAATCTTTCTATGAGCGTGCAAAGGCTATAGCCAGTGAACTCAAGACTATTCAACTGAGGGCAATCCAGGAATACGATAAACCTTTTGAGGATATTGTGGTAGAACAGAATACGGTCCTAGGTCCAAATCAACAATCATCTATCAAAATTGGGATTGCTACTGGCGTTATTTTAGGGCGTCTTTTGTCTGAGGAAGTATATTTTGTCAACGTTTCTACATGGAGGAAATATTGGAAATTTAGCTACAAGGATCGCAGTAAGAAATCAATGAAACAACAATCGGTACTAACTGTATTGAGGGAGTTTAACAAACAAGTTAAGGATGATGAGGCAGATGCTATCTTGGTTGGTTCATATTTTGTCAACATTGGCAAAGAATTGGGTAAGTTAGAAAGCCATAGAAATAGAATTTGAGGTTATGGAATGGATGAAATAAAAGAGCACGCCCCACTTTTAGGGCTAATCTGTATGCTTTTCTTTGCTGGAGGTGTCGCAACTGCTACACTCTTTGATGATAATGCTCCGCAACGGCAGCCTATCATCATTCATGTAGTCGATAATGCAGGCGGTATGATGGCAGGAAAAATCACAGACAAGGAAATCATAGAGGGACGCTACACAGTCACTGCCCATGCCTACGGGAAGTTTTTGGTCACAAAGGAACAGTATGAGGCTATCAAAGTCGGTGACCCAATCCCTGATTATTTGAAAGGACGGAAACAATGAATAAACAGGAAGCGATTGACTGTATTAAAAAATGGAGATGGAGCAGTGAAAAATAAATTTATAAAAATAACTTACATATCAGACGGTACCGAGTGGGATTTAATCGTAAATGTAAATGAAATAGCTAGGTTATCGTATGGTTTTAATGAACTAGAATTTAGAACTCCTTTCCCAAATGGTTCAAACCATGTCTCTGTTACTCAAAAAGAATTTGATAGACTAGAGAAACTTTTGTTGGAGGAGGAATAATGGCAAGCGAATATGTGAGATTGCATATCATGAAGCACGCTTTGGAACATTATATCAAGCGTGAAGGTGCTTCGGAGAAGGATATTAGACAAGAGAAAAAGGTGCTGGATGATGTTGTTGAAGAACTTGAAAACTTTAAAGACTTTATCAATTCTGGGTGCTCAGGAGGTTGTTAATGGAAAAACTGGAAGCAATTAAGTGTAGTGATCAAAAACTTGAAATCTATCTTACTGATGGAGATTTGGAAGCTATAGCAAATGGACACGAAGTAGTGATTCCCCTTTACACAAAGAATAGGCCAGTCAAACAAGTTAGTATTAGACCGGCTTTAAGACAAGACCTTCTCAATCCGCTTGTTAATTTTGATAATAAACTTATGAGTCAAACCGATTTAATAGCTAAAGATTTCGGGCGTCAAATTGTTGCTGATACATTTAAATTATGATTGGAGAAGTAATGAAACCTAAGAAGTATCCGTACTCAGGAAGAAATAGATTGGTTAGGAAGGAAATGCCAAGGTTTGTGAAACTTGGCTCGGTTGCGTTATGTAAAAAAATGATAGATAGTATTGAGGGTATTCGTAGTGAGAACAGCTATATTACTGTATTAATTCTCAAAATACCCAAACCATTTTTATCCTATGAGGAAAAAACAATTAAGGTACGCTTGCCGTTCGATGAAGTAGTAAGCATTCTGAATCAATACTAAAACAAAAAAAGCCAAGGCACTCTCTGCCCAGGCTGTGGTTTTCGCTATCAATATTATACCACAAAGGAGACAGAGAGTGAACAAGGCTAAGGCTATATTAAAGGATTTGAGAAATTTAGATTTGTACATCGCTAGCTTGATTAGACGTCGTGAAAAAATCGAAGCCTCCTTACTATCTAGTCCAAAGTGGACAGCGGATAAAGTTTCGGGCGGAGCGAAAAAGAAGCAGGATGATGTCTACGTTGAATTGATGGCAACAGCAGATGATATTGAAGCAAAGACTGTCGAAGCAATTAAAAAACAACGCGAACTACAGAGTATGATTGATGGTCTTAGTAATTCAGACTCTCAAACGGTACTCTCTATGGTCTATATAGATAAAATGAGCCCCTGGCAAGTAATGGATGCCCTTAATTGCAGTGAGTCCACCTATTACCGTATCCTACGTGTGGCAACAAGAGAGCTTAACGAAATGACAGTAAATGACAGAGATTTGCAAAAAATACAGTAATTGACAGTGCATGACAGTTTCAACGTGCTATTATTATATCATCAAGAAATTGAGAGGTGCTGTAATTATGCGGCGCCTCTTTTGTTTGAGGTAACGATGAGAGCAGACAAGAGCGGAACGCATAGAGTAGCTTTTGAAAAGAATAAGAAGAGAATACTTAAGACTGCAACACATTGTGGAATATGTGGTCAGTTAGTTAATAAGAAATTAAAATATCCAAATCCAATGTGTGCAGTAATCGATCATGTGGTTCCGTTGGCAAAAGGCGGTCATCCATCATTGATTGAAAATCTGCAGTTGGCTCACATGTCTTGCAATAGAATTAAATCTGATAAGTTATTCGCAGATAATTCTAAAGCAGAACCAAAAACAGTGGGAAATAGAAATCTTCCTCAGAGTCAAGATTGGTCAAAGTTTATCTGTGCAAAATCTGAAGGGGGGTAGAACCCCACCAATTCGTTCGGCCGGACTTCACGCCGTCACTGTACATTTTTTTTCGCGTTACGATTTGGGAGGGAGAAAGTGGGAAAAATTAAATGTGAAATCTGTGGTAAATCATTTGTCAGAAAAACAAGTCGCTCAAAATATTGCAGTGATAAATGCCGTAGTGATGGGAATCGTGAGAAAAAACGACTCCAGATGAAAAGACTACGCGCTGAAGCAAAAAAGGAAAAAGATGACAAGTCAAATCGTAACATCAAACTTACAAAAAAACGTAAGAAAAAGAAAAACTTGCTGAAATTTTACCAAGATTTCAAAACCAAAATTTTAGCTAATGAGGCAGAGTTTGGATTTACTAGCAGGACCGTTATAGAAGGTGTGGAAATTCATGAACCAGACTTTGAAGAGCAAGTGATAAATAAAATTAAGGAGCAATCAAAATGAGTTACAAAGGAATGAGTTATCTCCGAAAGAAGTTAGCTATGTATCAGCCAGGAGTTAAGAAACGCTATCGGTTCTATGCTATGACAGATAGAGATAATACAAGAAGTTTTATCATCCCGGATAGCGTCAAAAGCATGTATGAGTCTGTTATCGGATGGACAGCACACAGTGTGGACGCCTTAGCAGACAGAATTATATTTCGTGAATTTACAAATGATGATTTTGAAGCGACTGAGATCTTCGCAGCTAATAACCCAGACATCTTTTTCGATACCGCCATCCAATCGGCTCTGATTGCTTCTTGCTGTTTTATTTACCTGGTACCTAATCAAAACGGCTTGCCCAAAATGCAAGTCATTGAAGCTAGTAAAGCTACTGGTGTTATTGACACAACAACATTTTTGCTAACCGAAGGATATGCTATCCTAGAAGTTGACGAAAATGATAACCCGCTATTAGAGGCATATTTTACCAAAGATGTGACATGGTATTACCCTAAAGGTGCAAATCCATACAGTATCTCCAATCCGACTGGTCAACCTTTATTAGTGCCAATTATTCACAGACCTGATGCGGTCCGTCCCTTTGGTCGCAGTCGAATTACTAGGGCAGGCATGTACAATCAGTTGGCAGCTAAGCGAACCCTAGAGCGTGCAGAAGTGACAGCAGAGTTTTACTCGTTCCCTCAAAAATATGTTTTGGGAACTAGTCAAGATGCTGACCCGATGGAGAAGTGGAAAACGACAGTGTCGAGTCTCCTTGAAATTACAAAGGACGACGACGGAGATAGTCCTAATGTCGGTCAGTTTAACACTGCTAGCATGGCACCATTTATTGATCAGTTGCGAATGTATGCATCATTATTTGCCGGTGGAAGCGGTCTAACCATGGATGACCTTGGTTTTCCATCAGATAACCCATCATCGGTCGAAGCTATAAAGGCAGCGCATGAGAATTTGAGAGCTGCAGGTCGAAAAGCCCAACGCTCAATCGCATCTGGTCTGTTAAATGTAGCCTATGTGGCCGTTTGTTTACGGGATAGATACCAGTACACTAGAGAGCAGTTTCTCAATACAAAAATCAAGTGGGAACCACTCTTTGAGGCGGATGCCAATATGTTGACCTTAATTGGCGATGGTGCTATCAAACTTAATCAAGCCTTACCTGGCTATATCAACGCCGAAACCATTCGTGATTTGACCGGGATTGAAGGAGATATGTCAGCCACTCCAAAGGTAGCGGAGGTGCTAGCAAATGAATGATGATATCCTACCTAGCTTGCTGAAAGAGGTTCAGGATAAGTTTGAGGTTGCTTATGGAAAAAGTGACATCATCAGCTCTGCTTTTGTCAAACTTAAAAATAAAAAGGCAACCTATGCCACAGCAAATGATTTTGCTCTTGAAGTTGGAGACATTTTGGCGGAGGCTCTCAGTTTATCTGTGACTGGCGATAAGTTGCCAGACGGTAAAATGTACTACAACATAGCAAATAGACTCTTGGCTGACACGCTAGGGCGGAATTTCGAGCTTGTTAGTGGTTATGCTGGTCAAGTTCAAAAGAATTTGAATAAGTCTGCTGAGATTGGTCTACAGGTGCAGGTACCTGAGATCAATCAGGACAGGATTGACGGTCTTGTCAATCGTTTGGCGAGTGAGGCTGTTTTCTACCATTTGTCAAGTTCATCAAGGTATTTGACGAAAAATATTTTGTGTCTCGTCATCCAAATAAGGAAATTGTTTTCTTTTGGACTAAAGTTACGTGTAAAAAAGAGTACACGAAATGAACACCTTATGTTGAAAATTTTTGATAAGGTGTTACAATAATATAGCATAAACAATCTTACTGATTTCGGGTAGAACGATAATCGTAAAGTTTGTTATGCGTTATGAGGTAATACATTGTCCGAATGAGACGATGTATGGAGGCAATCGTGTGTGGCTTCGTAGAAGTCGTTTGCGATTGTCTTTTTCGTTTCTCATAAAAGTCGGCGATATGGCAAGGATTGGTGT